CCGGCACATTAGTTGACGCCAATCAGCGGGAAAGGGTAGCTTAGGGCTGCCCTTTCTTTGATTAATCACATTGCCAACAGATTGATGATACCCTGTCTGCCAATTCCGGTAATCTTTCTATGGTAGATAATATGACCGTTGTCAGCAACCTCTTGCTTTATATCAAACCAACCAAGCGTAGAGTATTTGGTGTATGGAACCCACGTCTGATTAACTTTGTATTGTACGCCAAGTTCTTTTAAACGGTTATTGAGTTCAATTGCCGATTTAAGCCCTAGCTCTTTCGCAACCTCCGTACATGTATAGGTCTTATTGACATGAGTAAGCACAGCTACCTGTTTCTCCGCTTCAATGCGTGCCGACCGTTCCTCTTTTAGCTTAGTGAGAAGTTCAATACCGAAATCCGGATTATTCAATATCTGGTCAATAATATTGTCGGTAGCATAGATGCCATGTTTGCGGATTGAAGGTAGCACTTCACTAGTTATCCATTTACGAAACGGTTTTACCTTTTGAGAAGAACTTTGAAGGATTACATCGTAAAAACCTGATTCAGTAACAAAATTAGCTTTTGTATTTCCGATACTACCCTTTGTATAATTTAGGGCGTGTAAATCAAGCAATTGTACATCCTCGCTATCTAACCTACTCTTCACAGTTGTTGGATTTTGTAACTCCAGCACTTTGCAAATATCTGCCAAGCAGAATAATGGTTCTTCACTTGTTCCGGCTACACGCACTTCACCGAAAGCTTCATTTTTGAAAATCTGAATATCATTCATACAATTTTCGTAGTGTGCCCTTTCACACACAGGAATATAAAAAAACAGCACCGAACGCTTGAGGATCTTTCGGCACTGTTTATATATTCCCAACTCTATGGAAATACTTAATATCTTATATGCGCTTCCCCAAGCTGTATCGCACTACAAATATAGCAAGTTTTTATTATTTGGCAAACAATTATTTTATTTTTCTCTCGACGGTGTTTTATTGTTCTATTTTTCCTAAACTTTTTGTATAACCCCCGTGATTTTTCTAACAATGCACACCAAATATTATTCTATTCTTCGTATTACGGATATATGTATTCGACGAAAACACCCTTGTATTCTTCTCCCTCTTTTGCATACCAAATACTGCCATCCTCTTTTTTGAATAGAACATACACTGATTTCTCCATTTTAGCCGCCTTCTTTGCGATTTCCCGCATTTTCTCTTCAGAAGCAAGCCTCTTATTGCCTTGACACCAACAACTCATAATACGCCAAATTTTGAAAAGTAATTCTTAAGCGCCGGGTTAAGTACATATTTGAGGAAGTATTCACGGGACTTCACTCCTACTCCCAATATGGCACTCCCATACTTCCTTTCTATATCCGGGCCTATGTCGCTTCCTCTTGTTTCTATCTTCAATCCCTTTGAGGACGAAGAGACACGTATAGAATCATAGAATTCGCCTGTTATAATGAGGTTGGGAGTATAAATATCTCTAGCCGGATAGCCCTGGAAAGAGGGAGTAGGTTTTGTTATTCTCTTCTTCATCTTAGCGTACCCCTTTGCATTGTTCTTCCACTTCCCGGCTTCATCAGTAGCAAACCAAGGGTCATTCAAGTAAGTCGGTCGCAATGGTTTATCATTCCCATTTACACCTGAATACAACTGCTCTGTCACAAATTCCCTAACAAGAGATTTGTTCGAATCCATGGTATTTTGAATCTCTCCTTCAAACCCATTAACAAAAGCTGTCACATTATCCAATGCTTCTTTTATTGTAGCCATATTCAATTGATAAATAATAGAAAAAGGGAAGGCTACAGCCCTCCCTCCTCTGAAAAATAACCACTTTAAATAATACTCTCTGAAGGAGATCTGACACCTACAATTCTATCATAGATATCAGAGAGAATACTTTCCTTTTCATTTTCAGTCCGACCAGAAAAAAGGACTTTATGTTTAGCAATAAACTCTTTTTTCTTCATTTTCCGCACTTCTTCGTCTACGAAATTGATACCTTCGACTTTCATGCCTTCCATTGTTCAATACCGACAACACCATTCTCTTGTAGAACCTTCGGAGACTTCAAGGAAGGAGTACCGGTTGCTGTGATAACCAAATTTCCATTCTCAAATTTAACAGCGGACACCTCACCATCAAAACAAGTTGTTGCACCTTCAGCCAGTACCGCACCAAAGAAAGAAGTGATATCCAGATTTCCAAAGTGCTCTTTCAATTTATAATTGTTCTCTCCGGTATCCAGTTTTACAAGTTCAACATATACAAGGCCTTTCAAGGCTTCCACTACATCGAACTTATATACACGGTAATCAGCATTTTTCACATACTTCTCATAGTCCTTGAACATTGTGCCTACCGTTAAATTAGCCTCGGTACCGGACGAATCCCAATCTTGGCCACCCGGATATATACCAGCAAGAGGAATACCGGCTAAAATATCAGTCCCGTCATTCATCCCATAAACAACATTGTTTTCATCCACGAAATAGGCATCAAAAGCCACTCCTTTAGCAGCCATGATATTTGCCTTTAAACTGGCGTCATATTCATCGACAGTCCACACATCATCTTTTGCTGAATACGAAGTGATTTTATTTGGACCGTAACCGACAGCGTTTTTATTCGCTTCACCGCCAGAAGGTGCGTATTCAATAATGGTTTTAATCGGAAAGATTCGATTTGGTCTATCATCGTGACAAGCAGCCTCCAGTAATTCAGCAGTCGCATTTGCCGGTAGCTTATAACCATGCATAGTCAATATAATAGCCTTTACCTTTCCGGGATCAAGCAAACATTTTGAGGAACCGGTATTAAACTGAGCTATACCAGCACATTCTCTAAGTTCTATCGCCATAACATTTATTATTTTTGATTTTTATATTCAAATTCTTTATCTCAATAGCATCAATGAAATCTCTAAATGGTTTTCCGTCAGCTTCCACGCCTTTTCTGCCATATCGGTAGTTTTCCGTATACAAATGGGGAACTATACCGCTATATTCATTAATCAGGTCAGGAGAGGATAATATGCTACGAATAAATGCATCATACACTGGCCGAAGCACTCTTTGAAAAGAAACCTTCTCTCTTTCCTCGTTAGTATACCCTTTTTGAGTATCAATCATAATAAGAAATTCAAGAGTTGCACCGAAAGTTTTGGATGTACGATCTTCGATATATGGTGAATACAGACATATTATAGGGAATTTTAAGCAACTTGTTTTCTGAGACTCACTCCATTCTGTCAATTGACCTGCAATGTATTCCCAATCCCCAAACATGTAAGATACGTTATTACCGTATATCTTAGCAGTATCTGCAACAACATCTCTAAATATGTCATTAATTGATTTCATATTCCCATTCCATTAATACATTCAAGCATAGTGCAGTTGAAAGAAAAACCTTCATATTCCTTATCTGATTCAAGAAAGTCATACAGGTCCTTATTCATCTGTACCATATCGTTCCAGGCAGAAACCAAAAGAATATTAGGATTAGCCTTCTCATCGCCAGAAGCATATACAGTTCCTACCGGAGTCTGTTTTATGCCACATCTTCTTACATAATGAAAATATACATAATTAGCCACCGGACTATATCCCCGAAAAGAAAGTTTATCCTTCAATTTTTCCCATTTATCGACCTCATCTTCTTTTGATGAAAGATATTCAATAAATTTACGGCTCATACTTTCCCCTAAAACAAGTCGGAGATATTCTCTTTCATACAAATCAATATATGATTGCAAATTATCTCTTTCCGCTATTCTGGTTGGTGAATCATTATCTATATCCCAGATAATGCCAATATTTAGAATCCCCGTAAAGTATGAACCGTCAATAATCATGAATTAGTCTTTTTACGTTTTGTGAAAAGTTTTTCGCATCCTAAAGCCTTGGCATCATTAACCAATTCGCTAGTCGCTTCAATTTTATCTTCTGCATAAAACTTGCTGGCAAGAGGCATACCTACCATAACTTCCTCTCCACTTTTATACATTGTACCATCTTTGATAAACGTTACCTTGTAGCGTTTTGTCAAATTCATATTATATTCTCTTCCCATACTTTAATCAAATTGATTTGGTAATACCTTCAATAACTGTATTGAATTTGTCCTTAACAAATGCTGTCTTATATTGCGACTTGATGTAACACATCAGCCTTTTTTCAGCAAGCACCGTTACAATATTCTTTCTGAAATCATCGTTTTCCCAACCTAGAGAAATTGAAAGAGCCCATAAGTCACGAATATTCAAATAAGAGAAATCTCCCATGATAAAGTCCCCCTGTGCTACTGCGGTAGTAGTTTCAACTCTTAATCCCTGAATCAACTCATCGTTGTATCGGAATGGGCGTAAGTACTGTCCGTTAGCATCTTTCGTTAATTGCATTGAAGCATAATCCAAAGGATTCATCAACACCAAGTTTGGACGATAAGCCATTTCACTAGTCGAGACGATTTGAGAATAAGCAGCAACAAGAGCGTCAAACATATTAGCCTTATCAATATAGAAGTTTGTCAAAGAGAAAGCCGGCATATCTGCGGCCACACCTTTGATTTCTCCAGACGATCCTGTACCTTCCAAAATTCCCTGTTCTTCCTTTATACCAAGCTTATTGACCATTTCCGTTTGTACCTCATTCACAAAGCTTGGAAAATCAGAAAGAGTTTCCTCTGTGAATTTAGCAGCAATAGCGACCTTGGCTGCCGTAACGGTCTTTTCTGCTAAAGTTGCATCCATTAACGGTTTTAATCCGCCTTCGGGAACCCAAGCTGCATCACCATCTTTACTAACATATTCTGCATAAATAAGCGACCTGCTGTTAGTCCCAGAAACACTTGCATAATTACGAATTACAGTTTGAGATCTTGGATTTACAGATAAATTGGGATCGATCTCAACACCATAATGAGGGGCCAAAGAACCAGACGATATAACCGCAGCATCCTTTGTATTTACTACCAGATTCAACTCTAACTTATTGCCCGGAGATGCTTTGCATGCAGACTTCAAATCAACTGTAGAACAACCATTTTGGTTTTCGGTAATATAAGCTTTTAACTGTTCCCGAAGTTGATCTTCAATAGACTTTAATTTATATGTCCCTCCTTTTGTCTTTTCGGTGGCCGCCTTAATGCGTACAATTGTTTCTTCAAAAGATTTTAAGCGTTCATTGATAGATTCACTATCTGCAAATCCTTTTACTTCTTTCTTCAACTCCTCAATAGATTTTGTTGCATCTTCGATTGATTCCTTCATGGACTTAGAATCAATTTCATCTTTCATAAACTGATCAAAGAGAGCTTCCATATAGCCGTCAAGCCCTTTGGAAAACACATCGAAAACCTTAGATTCATCTTCGGACAATCCTTTTGTATCAAGAAAGTCTTTAAACTCAATCTTTTTCACTTCTTTTCCCATACTTACTTTAATTTTAAATTTTTGAACATCGATTTCACCTTATTGCCATGCATGTCGGCTTCCTTTTCTTCAAGTGAAGATTCTTTCCGATTCTCCGGCTTGAAAGATGCAAGTGACATTGCTTTTGATATAATTCTTTGTATCTTCTGTTGCTTGGATGCGGACATTCCTGAACACATTTCAGATATTTCGAAATTTAATTCTTCATAAGCTTTTTCAGTATCTTCTATAGATTTTAACCCCAAATATTCAGTTTTCCCATTGCAACCGATAGAGACTACTGATATCTCATAAAGCTTTACCTCTTTCACAATGAAAGCGTCTTTTTCCGCATCGTATTCGCAATTTTCCCACACATATTGATAACCTATAGAGAACTGGTTTAAAGTTCCAGATTCGAGCTGTTTTATTGCCTGTTCTCCTCTCAGTACTTCATCTATTATTGCTTCAAAATAAAGCCCCTTTTCATCTTCGTTCAATACTGTAATCCGACCTATAGGTTCATTCATGTTATGCATCCACAACATGATTATCTTGTCATTTGCAGAACTCTCTGGACCTCGATCTTGGATACTCTTCGAGAAACAACCCTTAACCAATATATCTCCGGCTTTATCTTTATTCCCAAAGACCGCAGCATAACCGCTAATAGTACGGCTTTCGTTGTCGTAATTTACTTCTTTAGCATAAATGGAGAATGTCTTATACTGCATCCCCATTCTTCCGCTATATTTATTAGTTTTATCCATTTTCAATAGAGTTATTAGTTTTTAATTCACCTTTTGGATTATCAGGATCAATATCTATAAACTTTGCTAGCTCATTTCTGGATTCATCAAGAGTTATTTGACCTTTTTCAACTAACTGAATTAAAGAAGAAGCCATTTTCTGAAATGCAGAAGAAGATGATGATTTATCCTTTTGAAGGCAGTCTACATGGGTATAATCCAGCTTTATAAAAACACCCTTAGGGCAAATAGCGTCCGTTAAAGCTTCTGCAACTTTTTCAGAATCAGGAATAATAAGACCTTGATAAGCTGATTTTTCAGCTATGCTTTTATTGTCATATTTAGATTCATCAAATAAGCTATAATCAACTCCTACCGCATTGCATATCTTTCTGCTACATCGTTCATCCTCTTCATGAAGTTTAAGCTGGGAGGAATCATAATTCAAAGGAATCCAACCAAGTTTTATCTTTGATGTCAGAATTGGGAATTTATTGAGAATGCCATATTTTTCTTTTAGTTTAGATTCCAATATTTCTTTTTCCTCTGGTGTCATAACTTGATTACCCATCTTATCGGTATAATCAGAATAAATAATACCTTTGGGACCGCCATTTACAATTAATTGATAACTGGCTGTCATCGCTGCAATCCAGTTATTAACCGGCATAGAAAGGGAGTCTGTAACAGAAGAGAATTCTATGTCTCGATTGGAACCATTAACATTTGCAGAACTATCGTAAATTACAAAGTAGTCTTCGTCTGATAATTCTTCCCGCAAACCATCCCACTCCAAGTATACGCTAGAAACAATATCCTTTATATCATACTGGCGAAATAGTTTCCCAGAAGAAACCATGTGAAATATCTGTGCAGGTATGATATACATTGCGAGTGGCAATGATTTTTTTGCTGCTCTTACAGTGAAAATGGGACAATATCCGAAAAGTTTAAGAGACATCTCAATCTCTTTTAAAAAACCAACCCTTGTTTGAAGTGGATTAGGACGTGACAACAACTCTCTAATGTCGTTATATCCCTCTTTTTCATTACCTTCCTTATCTGTGACATATATTTTCCCATTCGCAAAAAGAGAACCTATTTTATTTACAACAGTAGAAAACGGGGTACATACAAGAAGAGAATCTGCTTTATCCCTATCCAATGTTAGATCATAATCATTTTTAATTTTACCAGATGGCGAGAAGAAATTGGAAAGATACCAGAAATTCCCATTAGAATCCTTTTCAATAGCCTTTACTGTCTCTCTCATGGAGGGAACAGATATATTAATCCTTTTTTGAAACCAATTTCCTAATTTAGACATAAAAAGAATGATTATCTGATTTGAGATAACCATTCCCTACGAAATGAAGAGGTCTTTACGGACAAAAACACTAACGAAAAAATCCGATAGCATAAAAACGTATAGGTTCCGTGCGTCTTCACACGAAGGGATTGGTAATCCTCACCGCAAATATATATATTATTTCTATTTAGTCCAAATAAAAATAGATAATTATTTTATGATGAAATAGACATGTTTATATAAACAGAAAAAGCAGCTTTAAAAGCTACTCTTTCTTTTCGATGGCGTCAACTAATGTGCCGGAACCGATACCCCTGACACTGGTTTATTTCGATTTTTCAATCTTCATTTTTATTATCCTAGGAGAAGATAAATGCTTCGTGTTCAACTCCTTTTCCATTTCAGACATTCTTTCTTTCAGTTTTAGATACTCGTTTGTCAAAGTAATAACTCTTTGTAGCAAGACTTCGTACATATCCATAGTGACATATTTTATGGTGTGATTCGTGTGATTATTCGATATAATTGTGTGTACTCCCTGTGTATTGATAAATAGTACACAGGGATGATGAAAATGTGCTGTCAGCTTATACAATCAAGACAATTTTGCAAGTTGGAACCCTAATAGCCCCAATAGTTCTATAAATTTATCCTCATACCATAAAGGTTGAGTGCTTTTAGGATTGTTGGGATTGACTTGATTTTCACCGTACAAAAGACCTGATTCAGTTATGGATTTGAAAGGCTTGTCTTTACCATGTGACGATTTTCTTTTCATCTCACATAAGAATCCCTTTTGAATTGCTCTTTGATTAAACGCTTGTGCACTGATAGATAATCCTTTTTCTTTGAGCAATTCAGTGGCGGACTTTACTATCCCTTTGCTTGGGGTATAATCGGGTGTAGGTAATCCGAGAGGAGTGGCTACTTTCCCAAGCAATGAAAGTTTAGAAGAATCATTAAGATTAAGCAGTTCACTTACACCCTTTACCCATTCAAGACCAACACGGACTTTTGTTGTTAAGGATGGCTCACGCTTAGATTTGTTCTGGTCTTCGATTGTTTTCTGGGCAGTGTGGTGGAATACTTGTCTGTACACCTCAAACACAGGTCTTACTTTGCGGGCGATGAAGAACTCCATACAAGAAACGGTTAGGTAGTAGTTCACTTTGTTGTTACCTCCCCAACTTGCTTCATCTTGCTTGCCATTTTGGGCAAGCGTTTTGTAATCAACTCCTTCAATGAATTGCTCGTTTGATGTCAAAGCTCTAACAGCCTTTCCCTTTTCAGAATAGACCAACGGCCACACTTCATCAAGGTTAATTGGGAACTCGTTATCAGATTGGGATAACTTTAATACAACGTTGAAGTACGCTTTGATTTCGCTTTCGCTACTTTCCTTTGATAGAATAATTTCTTTTGCCATTTTTGTAACGTTTTATGGCATTGCAGAAAAAAAGACGGTCTGCAATTAACCCGTCGTTACACATACCTTAGTGGCAGTTGGGAAGCTGTTAACTTTCCTCACAGGTTTGCAGACCGTTGTATTATATATACAGCGTACTTACAAGCATAAAAAATGCCTGCTATTAGCAGACAACCGTCTGCCACTAAATATGTGTAACGCTGCAAATATACGCCATTTTTCTATAACGCCAAAGTTTTACATAAAAATTTTATCTGATTATTATTGAATGAACATTGCTGAAATGTTCTATTTTTAATATAATTATAAAATCGGTCAGAAAAACACCGAGGGTAATACAAAAAACAATGTCCTATTTTTAAGATTATATCATTTTTAAAGATTTTACACGAGCACATACACAAGATAGCACATACATACTTTCAAAACTGTTAATGCCGTCATAATCAGACATATTAGCTATTAATGCACTAAATGAATCATCCAATTCTGGAAAACAGATTGTTTTAATAATCGATTTATAAGATTCAATCATGGTTTTCTTGTCTGCTGTTTCTTCTCTTACCCACAAATTATGATCAACACGCCTTCTATAATCGTCTGCATAATGTTTCATCTCAACAGGTATCTCCATTTGTGCATTCCCGTCTATTTTATTAATAAGCTGGTCAACAGGTATTAACGAATCGGAGAACAAGCAATCAATCATGAATATCTTTCCGTCAACAGCACAATAAGAAACCATTATAAATAGCCCATTAATATTCGGGTGTATCTCAACAAATATATGGTTATTTTCTCCCATCTCTTCTTTCTTGTAGTACAGGACATCTATTTCACCTCTCATTTCCACAGTTCCTGTAAGAGCATCGCAAGCATCATCATAAGAATTCTTTCCTTTCTTCCTATATGTTTTCAGTTGAGACGCAAACTCCGGCCACCTCCTTTCCCAATCAGTAGGAAAATAAGTAAGATTTATCACCTCGGAAGATCTGGTAAAGATCCGAACCTCCTTATTTTTTGACTGATGAAACCAGCTTACTTGAGTCCTAGGATTACCAATTATCCGCATCTGTTTCTCTACATTCCTAGCAAATCCTCTTCCTCCATTATTGCTTTCCATATTCGCCTTGGATATTTGGTCTTTAGTAAGCATTTTAGCTGTTTCCGGCTCGGTAAATTCCATGTCCTTTTGTGTAAAAAGGACATCAAGAATAAAATTTCCTATCTCCGTATCAATATAATCAATAGAGCATAAATAATCACTCCCCGTATCTGCTGTATCTGTGTAATTCTTTCTTATTGCCCTATTTGTGATTGGTATAGTATCATAAGTTTTAAATTTACTATACATTAAGCCCTCCATAGGAGTAGGATTCTGCATATATTGAGTTTCAAAGACATAGCTGTTTACTTTTTGCATTCTATGCAGTTCTTCAAGTGTATGCTTAAACTCCCATAAGGCTTTCTCTTCCCCATTTTCATAGACTATTACAGGAAGTGACAAAACAGTCCATTCTCCTGGCTCCGTTTCCATTAAATATCCGCAAAGGTCATGCTCATGAAGCCTTTGCATGATGATTATGATAGGGGTATTCCGTGAGTTTACACGGTTTCTTATTGTTGTTTCAAACCTTTGATTTACTTTTTCCCTAGGAGTGTCAGATATCGCATCTTCAGGCTTAACCGGATCGTCAATAATCAATGCACCTGCAAATTTAGAAGAAGGTTTTAATTCTTCTAATGCTTCGGATAAATCGTTTTTATCATCGACAGCACCGGCTCCAAAACCTGTAACTTGCCCCCCAGCAGCCGTAGCGTACATGCCACCTCCTTCTGTTGTGTACCATTTCTTTTTTGCATCACTAGTTTTCTTTATGCCTACATAAGGAAATATACACTTGTATTCTTCCGACTTAACTATATCTCTTACTTCCTCCGAATTATCATTAGCAAGATCATCAGAATAAGACAAATGAAGAAATTTGGCAGATGGATTGATTGCAAGTCCATACGATATGAAATTCTTAACTACTAATTCCGTCTTGGAATACCTCGGAGCTATGTTTATAATCAGTTTCTTTATTTTTCCGTCAATCACATCATCAAGAGCCTGGCATATCTTTACGTGATGGTCGTTTACTACAAATTTACGACCAAATCTTGCTTTAAAGAAATACCTCGTATAGTTCAATGTTCCTGACAAGCAAAATGCCCGTATGTAATCATATCCTTCCCCCATCATAAGTCTTCTATTATTCGTTTGGCTTCCTCTTTACTCATAGGAGATACAATGTTTATATTCATATCTTGAGGAGAATCAAAGCCAAGCATTTTGCAAATGCGCTGGATAGTCCATGTACGCCCATTTAGTTTTATTTCAATCCCATCCTTTCCTTGTTTCACGCTTTCGACCTGCATTGCCATTTCATTAGTCCAATCTTCGCTATCTTTGAAAATGACATTGCCGTTTTTTATGGTAAGGAAATTACGTATGTCAGCATACATAAAGCTTTTAAGCATATTTAATACCTCTTCTTTTGTAATGTCTGATTTCCTCTTTAGTTCTTCTTGAAGCTCTTTTACCCTTACCAAAACCTTACCATTATCTAACAGAGCCGACGCTTTTGTCCATACCACTTTATCAGCCCAATTTTCACTACTTGGATATGCACGCCTATAAGCCTCAGATGCATTCCCGCACTCAATATAGTAATTGCAAAATTTTTCCTGTTTTACTGATAACTTCATGTCTTTTCGTCTGATTAGCTACATGCCACTTGACATGTAGCACAAAGTTAGTAATTTCAGTTTATTATTTTACACTCTTCCCCCACATTTCCGCATTATACAGGGCATAAGCATATAGCTTTATCTCTTCGCTGGTTTCCAGGAATTCCACTTTCATGGCTTCCTTCATACATTCCGCCAGTAGGTTGCTGTCTTCTTGGTTCATAATCATTTTAAAGGATCAATTATTTATTCTCTGTCTTCTATTTTTCTTTTAAGATTACTGTATTCATCCTCAATATACTTGCTTATCTTGGCTGCATCTTCGTAACGTTCAGACTCTATCAGTATTCTTTTTATCTCTTCAAGCTGATTGATGTATACGATGTCATTGCGGTCCGCTACATGCTGAATATAACTTTTGATGCCATTCAGCTTGTCCTCCATGCGTCTGTGCCATTTGCTTATCAAAATTACAACAATGGCAACGGTTGTGGCATTGAGGATGAATAACGCTATTTTAAGTATTAATTCTGCTGTTTCGCTTATTGGCATGGCTATTCCTCCTCCACTAGTTTTAACGCTTCTTGTATTCCGACTTCCAATGCTTCTTCATAGGTGTCCCACTGACCGCCATCGTTAGGACCGTCAAATATTCCATCGGTTATATGAGTGCCATTGTCAGCTTTGCATATATCATAGCCATAACCGCAAGCGTTTCTAATGATGGAAATATGCAGGTTCTTGGTTTCACGTAGCCATTTTTGGGCAACGGGTTGAGTAGGTTGGGAACATAATTTTATTGGTAACCCGCTATTTGTTCTATTGGTACCATATTGTCTACTATCTTCAATATTAATAGCAATCATACATGGCTCATTAAAGCCTTTCTCTCTCAGCATCTTTGCTGTCTCTAATGTTACAGATTCTTCGGTCATAGTTATTCCTCCTTATTTAAATCTTCACAATGCAACTTATAAGCATAGGCAAACATCTTCAAAGTAATAGGTTCAAAGTGAAAGTCTGCCTGTTTGCCCTCTACCACAACAGAGACACACAAATCTCCATCACAAAAATCAATATATGCCACAGCATCATCATTTCCCTTGATAGAAATGGTCTGTGTCTGTACGCTATCCATGATTCACCCCCTTCTCTTTAAAGTGTTCGATTAGCTCTTCTACGGTAGCCTTGTGACAATAAAGTGATTCTATCTGAGTTCCAACATGCCTTCCTCCGTTACGATCTGTAGATTGAAACCAAGTACCTTTAGGAATATAAACATATATTTCTACATCCATTATAAACCATTGATACTTGTCTGTATCATCCCTGAGTGAAGCGATAGCCAAGAAAAGTTCCTCGTTGGTTCCGCAATCAATAGAACGAGATAGTTCTTCCAAATACCCTAAAGGTCTATTTAAATAATATTCTCTATTTACAAATAGATAATTCCCTCTATCATCGTCTATACATTCAGGATGCAAATAATATCCCAACTCCTCCAACTTCTTCCGAAGCTCCGGTGTATTGCGTCTAATAAACGCTGCTGTTGTAAATCCCATAGTTATTTGTTTTTAAGTTCTTTCAATACCTTTTTCGCTATCTCATAGTAATTCAACTGCCAATCAGAACAGATGTCGTCCGCTTCATCATCGTAATGATTGACATGTACGTATAAGTCCAATTCCTCCCTAAACTGTTCTCCGCATAATCCATCGTCATCACAATCATCATACATATTCAATTCATGGGCTACTTCTTTACATTCTTGATGTGTGATGAAGTCGCCCACTACTCCGTCATAGACATTTGTCTGACGGACATATTTTTGTCCTATCGCTATCTTTTCGCAACAAAACTCACATCCATGCTCTTTCCTGGCTGTTGGATAGGTTTCTCTTAATACTGTAGGCATAGTTAATCCTCCCATTCTTCGTCTTCGTATTGCATACAATATCCTAATAAGTTCAACTCTGGATCGTCCAATAAACATTCTGCTTGGTGTACACAATTCATGCAACACCATTCGTCTGATAATATACTCATTGTTATTCGTTTAACTACTTTGTTACTATTGTTCTATCACTCCTTACTACTTTCATCTTAGGCTTCTTAAACTGTTTGTCGCACGATGTATAAGGAAGCCAATACGATCTATCTTCATATAAATATTGATCTATTGGAACAAGGTGAAACAATTCATTGTCAAAATCAACGCCAATCAGCATACACTCTATATCAACATCAGGATGCCTTTGGTGATAGATAATGATTTCGCTATGCCGATAAGAGTAATGAATAAATTGATTGCGAGTCATGATTAAATCATTTTTTGTTTTTAATTGTTACCTTAGTTATTTCCATATTAATCTCCTTTCTCTTTAATCCGTTCTAGTACATCTCTGTTGGCTTCGAGTATTTCATCGAAAGACGGAATAGGCATCCAATAGATTACATCATCTCTATGATAACTCTCACTTGCAGCGCAGTCATACCAAAAGTGATATTCCATATCTTCGTTGTAATCTTCATCATAATGCGCTATTCTTATTGTTCCATCTACAAGCATTACTAATTTTTCGTTTGTATCTTCAGGCAACCGCTCTTTCGTGCTTATCCACGGGGATTGCTTTGCGTGCCATTCTGCACCACATTGAAAATCTTCCATACAATCAGATTTCCGACTAACATAGTTATCTGGATCAACCTCCTTTAAAACCTCTTTTCTAAACTTTGTTTTATTAGTAGCATAGTCGTATGCTGCTTCTTCTAATGTCTGTTTCATATTACTCTGTTTTACGGTTTTCTCTTAATTTTTCTTCACTGACGGTAGTATTAGAAATTGTATTTGTATTATTGGGTTTGCAATACAAACACATTTGGGTAAAAGGTGAATATACCCTCCCACACTTCGGACAAATCCAGCCCTGCTGTCCAAACAGTCCGTTATACGGATTGATTGCGCTTGATTCTTGTTTCATATTATGGTTTATTAGATTAATATTTCTTCCCGTGCATTTTTTCACGGAGTTCGTTATACTTCATTTTCTGATTGCAACATGAGTCATTCCACCAGTTAATTCATGGCCTGTTATTGCCGTTAGATGCCCTAAATGCGGATTAATTTCGCTTTTTGACGCTAACTTCCTTGACATTTAACCATTGTAGTACTCGCAATGGTTGCAATCTTTTGGACTGCCGTACAAGTTTAAAACAAGTACGGCTTTTTTCTATATTCTTCATTTCTATTTTTATTTTAATTACACAAATAGCGATTGCTGGATACGTGATAACACAAATTTATTCGCATCAGCAAAGAACTTTTTTTTAATCTCAAATCCGTATGCCCTGCGTCCCAACTGGGCAGCAGCTAATAAGGTAGAACCGCTTCCGGCACATGGATCAATAACGACATCACCTTTGTCGGTGAATATCTCTATCAGTCTACGAAGCAAAGGAACCGGCTTTTGCGTGCTATGAACCTTCGGAGTTTCATTGTCCAACACCCAATCAAAGCAATTGAAGATCATCCGACCATCGTTGTTAAACTTTGGAAGTTTATCGCGGTAAAGCAACAATCCATATTCACAATTGCCGACTATCTTCATATTGGCTTTCAAGACTTGCGCTGAAAAGTTCTTTCTGAATACAAGATTGATGTAATTATTCAGCCCATATCTTTTACCCAGTTCAATATACCGGAACTGGTCTTCAAACTCGCAAAATATTATCATGCAAGGCGCCTTGCCTTTTTCCTTGGGTTCCTTTACAAGCATCTGGGAGCAGAAGTGCATAAACTCGGCAGGGCGAAAATCTTTATCGGTATCAAAGAATTGTTTGCCGGCTAATTCGCTTTCCCCGTTCTTGTTATCTCCGTCCACATACCATGAAGGGTTAGAAGCATAAGCACTATTGCCTAAATTATAAGGGACATCGGCTATAATTAACTGGGCTTTTGGGATTCCATAAGAACGGAAATTTTGAAAATGGTCATTGAATAACTTAGGTTTTATATTTTTATCCATTTTAATCCTCCTGATGTTTTACTCCTGCCATTTAATACTTGAGATATAGCCCCTTTACATAAACCTTTTGATTTTTCTGCTAATCTTACAGATTCAAAAACCTCGCCTGTGTTAACACATTTTACCATTGTATAAGAATGTCTCTTTTGATGTAATTCCCTATATGCATGTTTTAAATTATCACTTCGGCTACACCACTCTAAATTATCAACATGGTTATTGCATTTATTACCATCTTTATGATTAACTTGTTCAAGGTTTAAAGGGTTATTTATAAAGGTTTTTGCAACAAGTCTATGAACTGTGAAAGCCTTAGTTTTATTCCCTATTCTTAGCCAAACGATACAATATCCATTATTTTGAATACCGTATTTAATAATTCTTCCTTTATGTATACATGTATGTCCATTTTTACAATATCTTTTTCTATCAACAGATTTTATTCTACCAAAAGAAGATGCTTGGTATGAATAGTCTGTTTCAGGAATAATTTTCCAAACTTCTTGGAAATGGTCATTATATAGTTCTATATCTTTCATTTCTATTCTGTTTTTAATTATTTCTTTATTACAACTGCCATAGTACTAACAGCCGTTCCGCTTTCCTTGAACTCACCGGCTCCGATTTCAAAAACTTCTCCATGAACTTTTTCCAACCATTCCCGGAACTCAACACATTTCTTTTCAGACGCGAATTTCCAATGCCGGCTGGTTATAACCGCAAGAATTCCACCTTCTTCCAAGCGTTCATACATAAGTCTTACATGGTCAATATCCTGATTACCGGAAAATGGAGGATTAGCAATAATCTTAGTGTAATGCCCTA